CCCCTGGCGTGAACTGACGGCCTGTTGGCGTCAACGACGGAAAAGCCATCACTCAAGCACCGTAAAGTTGCCCGGCGTCAAAACGTCCTTAGCCACGATGCTAACGCCAGACGCATCCGTGGGCACTTCGACCGCACTGATGGACACCAGGCCATCCTCTTCAAGATTCAACGACTCAATCTGATAAACGCTGTAGTCCGTGTCAGCGCCAAGCAATGTGAACAACGAACCGTGATACGTCGAGTCACTGACTTGATTGCTTGCAATCGTCAGGTCAGTCTCAATGACTTCTGACGTGCTCGGCTTGTAAATCAAGGCGTTGTACGTTCCATCAGCGATGCTGGTGATGCTGACCAGCGTTCCTGCATCCGTGATTGATCCGTTTGCTGTGGAGTTGTAAGTGCTGGCTTCTGTAATCACGCGAATGTATGAGCCAGGCTGAACGCCTAAAGCATCAGGCACAGTCTGGAAGCTGACTGTTTTGGTAATCCTGCGACGGGTGCTTAGCAAGAACCTTGCAGTTCGCAATGCCTGCTCGCGGTTGGTGCAAAACTCACTGAGGTCAAACGCTTGCTTAGTAGCTGCTCGTTCATTGATTGGCAGGTCTGACCAGTGCATCAATGCGGTTGCCTGATATGGCAAATCGTTCTGCACAGTCACGCGCCAAGTCACAACCGCTTGAATGTTTGAACGCGACGAAACATCGATGTATTGCAGTTGCAATGAATCTTCGATGATGTTGCCTGCTGTAAAAATTTGCTCGACCTGAATCGGCTCCAAGCTGATTTTGTGGCTTGAGTCGAATGGCAATGCAGGCTGCATTCCAAAACGACCATTCTTGATCGTAAAGTTGCACAGCTGTAACGCTGCATTGTCATACAAGAAGCTGCGGAAGCTTTCGCTGTCTTCAAGGACGCCATCGTAAAAAATGCGATTGGCACGCAAGAAACGTGCAGTCGTCCTAAGCGAATCCTCATCAATCAACTCGCTAGGCACAACGTTGCCAACGCCTTGAGTCTTGTTTGACAGGAGATAAAAAACAAGATCAGCAAACAGGTTGCTTGGCTTGTTGTCACCTTCAATCAAACGAGTGACGGGGATTCCAGTCGCTGCCCAGAGCCTCAGCTGACTAATGTCTGAGACTTCACCAGTTGACTTGACGGTAAATCCAATCGTGGACATGCCGTTGTACTGCGCCAAGCTTTCGTTGTGGATGTATTCATTGACATAAACCACTTCATGCTCAGGGCCTGAATCGTTCGATTTTGTAAGTTCGGTGTAATGGCTGCAATCTGCCACTTGAGATGCACCCTCAAATACACGCTCGCCACGCTGTAGCTGCTCTGTGTATTCAGTACCAACAGCTGTTATGACAAAGGAGAACGTTACAGAGCTGTAAGGAGTTACAGGGCGACCCTCAAACTCCTCTTGTTTGGCAGCTTCACGGCTAAAGTCGTTATTAACTCCCCTAGTAATTTCAAAAGCTTGACCATTTTCAAAGTCTCCATTTGAATTAACAACAGTGTATTTTTCGTCAACCCAAACAGATCGTGCGTCTTCATTCCTAGCCGTACCAGGATCGTTCGCGTCCAAGTACATTTGACCAAAATCAACTCCAAATGTTCCGATTACTGACCTTGCAGATATTTCGACGGTGACAGATCGACCATTAGACATAACGACTTGCTGCTGAGCCGTGACAGTCTTGTCGCGGTTCTGCCTAGCCAAACCAAGATACTGAGTCAAAAAGGCATGTTTTCGCAGATATGGATTGCCTGAATTTGTTGAAATATTCGTTCTGACGATTGATGTCGGAACATTGTTTGGCGAAAGTGCCGCTTCAAGATCTTCAGGGTCAGTAAACAGCTCAGGGTTGCGCAGGATGTCTGAAACAGCGGCCTTTCGCCCTTGAGTGGTAATCCTGAACTCTCCGTAGGCCGTGTTAAACGTTTCCCCTAAAGCGTTGTTTGTATAAGGGACTCCCTCGCTTGAGTCGAGCACCGTGACCAGATTTTCATCAATGCTGTTGATTGCAATATCTGATCCAGTGCGTGGAATAAGCCTGTATTCGTAAAATCCTTTCGTGCCAGGACGGATGCGCAGATAATTGTTCTGATTGATTGGGGCACTGCCCTGAACACAGAACACCATTGGAATGCGCACGAATTCAGCCTGAGCCTGGCCGTACTCTTTGACAGGCCGGACAAAAACAGAAAAGCAAGACGACCTTTTGAAATACTTGTCCATGCGAGGCGTGGACAGTTGAACATCATCCTCATCAAGCTGAAACAGCTTCGTCGGCGAAGGCAGCGCGTTGAAATTACACAGACCAGAGGCGCGGTTCCAGACTTGGCTTCTAATGCCAAACTCAATCACCTCGCTGTCTCTACGGACAGGCCGGATCGTCGCAATGCTTTGCCTGCAAACGTTATAGAAAGCAGCGCCGCAATGCTTGTTTGCATTAAAAATATCGCCCTCATAACCGCCCAAAGGTTCTTCAACTGTTTTTCGCCCAGGGATACCAATTTCGGCAACGCCATAGACCTCGACACACTCAAACTCGATGAACTCTTGTTCAACTTTTTTGTTATTAGCTGACATCACTTTCGTTCGCTTTCTTACAATCCAGCTCGACGCGCCAATGATCCAAGTCGTCCCCACCATCAGAAGATCTGACGCTCTTTCCCTCCAAGACTTTGCGGAATTGACCAAATCATCCAAGTTGACTTCAGTGTCTTCAAAGTCATCATCACTTAACTCTTTCCATACTTCATTGCGATGATCAATCTCAAACACGGCTGTATTGCCAACAGCAACTGTGACAATCGTTCTGTTTTCGTATTTTGTGTTGTTGAATATGACAAAACCCATGTGGCGCGAATACGCCCTGCCTACGCCTGGCTGACCTGCTTCTGGCCCAGCGATATGCAGAACGTCTGCCAAGCTCCCAGCAATCTTTCGGCGTTTTGCTTGGATTTCTTCTCGCGCTCTCCTGTTGTCGCCCCCCTCAGTGGATGAAAATGGTGCGCTTATGATTTCCCAGTTGAAACGATATGCAGTGCCGTTATGGATTGGTGAGCTGGTACCGAAAGTTGTATCGCCGCTGGGCGTGTAAGCCATCGAGAATCCGTCACTAAACTGGCCATCTATTGTTGGTGCTGTAAAAACTTCTCGGCCCACAGTTCCGGTTGCACCAGGACCTTGAGTGCCATAAAGCAACGTTGCCGGTCGGTTGTTGCCTTCTACTGACGACCAATAAAACGCAAACTCATTGTCTGACAAAGCATTCAGGCCAGCCGTTCCAAGCAAAATGCCGCCAAGATCAGGCTCGTCAACACCAAACTCTCCAGCGACATAAACACCTTCATACGCTTGATAAGCGCCATAGGCGTAAAGACGCGACCAGACCAAAGCAGGCGCAAGAATAATTCCGCCTGTCGGAAGACCATCAGCGCCCTCGCCACGCTTGCCGAACGGGATAGGAATCGGCTGACTCAACTCAGCAAGACTTGATACGTTGTCAAAATTCGTCGCTTGGTTAAATCGAGTCGGCCCAATCTGATCGGCAAGTTTTTTGCCTTTGATCTTTCCCGACTCAAGCGGCGCTTTTGGTGCCAACAACATGCTGGCCCCTGTCAAGACAAGCCCGATCACAAGCTGTGTCAAAAAACCACCTGACGGATCGTTTACGACCTCAGGGATGTGGTCATACTCAGCAGGTCGTACGCGCTGCCGCAGCATTGCGTGGCGTACAAACTCTTTGTATTCCTTCTCGCTGCAACCAATCGCCTGAATCAGCGATAATTCATACGGTAAAAACGGCGGATTGAAAGGCTTCCCTCCGGCTTCCAATCCACTGCGGAAAGGAAATTGTTGATGTACAGGACGCCGTTCTGCCATACCACTCCGAAGGCCATTGGCCTCACGTCCAGCAATGCGATGTCGCCATCATAACTGGGGTGTTCAACGCGGTCACAGTAACGATTCAGCTCACCTAAGACTTGCTTAGGCGTCATTTCATACCAAGCCGACTGCACGCCAGGGTTTTTGATCCCAAGCTGATCTAACGCGTCAAAGACAAGATGAATGCAATCGTTCTGCCCGTAGCTGTATTTGCGGCCAATGAGATTGCTACACACGGACCTGGGACGTAAACGGGATGTTGCCCACCTGATGACGGTGCAAACGACGGCCCGGCACGTTTGCCTGCACTGCATCAAGCACAGAATTCAGCTTGATTTGAATGGTCGTCTCATCCCAGCCCCCAGCAGAACAAGCACCGAAATACTCGTAGAGCGTCCGCTCAATGGCGTAGGTGTTGGAGTTCCAACGCACCGTTGAGACCTTGGCCACATAAGTGTTGTCCAATGCTTCTACAACAAAGTTGCGTGTGATCTCTGTGTTGCCGAACTGCAGGGTGGCATCAAGGTTGTCGCCTTGCAGCGTTGCCATAGCACCGCCAAAACCAAACGGCAGAAACGAGTGATTGCCGACGTTTTGCCCGATCGCGTAATTCTGAAACAGATACTGATTCAGCTGACCAGTCCGGCCAACCTCAAGCAAGTGCCCAAAAGCAAACTCCATCAGACGCCAACCCTCCGGCGAACAGCAGGTGAATTACGCATTGACCCGATAGCTCTGCGCTCACCCTCAGCCGCACCTTTTTTAGCCGCTTGCGCAATGCCCGCTTGGAATTCAGACGCGGTTACATAATCCGCGCTGTTGATGCGCTCCACGTTGAAGCGAACGTCAAGGCTGCTGCTGGCAGCTGCTCCGCCTTCGCTGTTAGTGCCGCCTTCTCCGTTTTCAGGAATGACAGCACTGCCACGAGCGCCGCGTGCATAACGCGCCATACTCTCGCGCATTTTGCTTTCAGGAATAACGTATTCAGGCCCGGCCTCTCCGACGACAGCATTAGTGGCACCTGATGCATAACCGCCCTCCGCTCCAAACTTCGGCATGATGCCGCCGATCGCTTGGTTGAGGAACATCCGGCCAACAGACTTGAGAATGCCCGAAAGCGATTCCTGAAGTGACTTTGTGCCGTCGATAGCGCCCATGATGCCATCGACAATCCCTGCCTGAATCGTGTCAGCAACGCTTTGGTAAAACTGATTTAGTTCTTTGACGCGCTCTGCTTCCTTGTCGTCAGCTTCTTTTTTCTTCTTAGCCCTTTCTTCGTTTGCGTCTTTTATCTGCTTAGTAAGGTCAAGCT